AAGTACCCCCATAAGAAAGTCATCCAAACGTCCCATACTGCTGAGTTGGCGGTAGGATTTGGGCGTAAAGTGCGTAACTTAGTGGATAAAGATGAGTATACGAGGATATTCCCCGGGGTTGCACTGCAGACTGACTCTAAAGCAGCAGGTCGGTGGGCCACAAACCAAGGGGGAGACTACTTTGCTATTGGTGTAGGGGGTGCTGTAACGGGTAAAGGCGCTGATTTGCTGATAATAGATGACCCACACTCAGAACAAGAGGCGGCGTTAGCTGAAGTTAACCCAGAAATCTACGATAAGACCTACGAGTGGTACACATCGGGCCCAAGGCAACGTCTACAACCGGGTGGATCTATAATTATTGTAGCTACTCGGTGGAGTAAACGAGATCTTGTAGGCCAAGTGCTTAAATCTTCAGCACAAAGAAGCGGGGAGGAGTGGGAAGTTATTGAGTTTCCTGCTATTATGGAGTCGGGCTCACCCCTATGGCCTGAATTTTGGCCCCTAGAAGAACTTGAAGCCCTAAAAAGGGAGCTACCCAACTCAAAATGGATGGCTCAGTACCAGCAGAACCCTACTTCTGAAACAAGTGCGATAGTTAAGAGGGAATGGTGGAAACTCTGGGAGAAAGAGGACCCCCCATCGTGTGAATTTACACTAATGGCTTGGGATACTGCGTTTGAAAAGACTCAGAGGGCGGATTACTCAGCATTAACTACGTGGGGCGTGTTCTACAAGGAAGATGACGCAGGAATAATGCAAGCTAACATTATACTGTTAAATGCCTTCCGAGAAAGGATGGAGTTTCCAAGACTTAAGAAAGTAGCAATAGAACATTACAAAGAGTGGGAACCAGATAGTATCATTATTGAAAAGAAAGCCTCGGGTGCTCCCCTGATATACGAGATGAGGGCGATGGGCATCCCAGTGCAAGAGTTTACGCCGACTAAAGGCAATGATAAGATTAGTAGACTCAACGCTGTATCTGATTTATTTGCGTCTGGTAGGGTATGGGCACCTAATACTAACTGGGCGGAAGAAGTAATAGATGAAGTGGCTTCGTTTCCTGCAGGTGAACATGACGATTATGTGGATTCTGTGTCCCTTGCGCTAATGCGGTTCCGTAAAGGTGGCTACATCAAGACTCTGCTAGATGAGGAAGATGAGCCAAAGCAGTTCAGGCGAAGGTTTGAAGGGTACTACTAAATAAGGACATGCTATGACAATAGATAAAGCGATACACCGTGCACCACTTGGGCTTCCTCAAGATGACCTAGAAGGGGACATTGAGATTGAGATTGAAGATCCAGAAGGTGTACGTATTAGCATGGATGGCCTTGAGATAGAACTTGGAAAAGCAGATCCAGAGGAAGGAGAGTTCAACGAGAACTTAGCCGAGGTACTAAGCGAAGGCGAGATGTCTGAGCTAGTTGGGGACTTAATTGGCGACTTTGATGACGACATCTCATCAAGAAAAGACTGGATGCAGACTTACGTAGACGGCCTTGATCTGCTGGGCATGAAGCTAGAAGATCGTACAGAGCCGTGGCCCGGGGCTTGCGGAGTACACCACCCACTACTAAGTGAGGCATTGGTTAAGTTTCAAGCAGAGACAATAATGGAGACATTCCCCGCTGCTGGTCCAGTTAAGACCGAGATCATAGGCGAGGATACCCCAGAGAAACGGGAAGCTGCAGAACGTGTGCGGGATGACATGAACTACCAGTTAACCGAGATAATGCCTGAGTACCGCCCTGAGCATGAAAGAATGTTATGGGGCTTGGGACTAGCTGGTAATGCCTTCAAGAAAGTATATTACGACCCAGCACTAGAACGCCAAGTGGCTATGTTTGTACCCGCTGAGGACATCGTTGTTCCTTACGGGGCGTCTAGCTTGGAGTCGTCAAACCGTGTAACTCACGTTATGCGTAAGACTGAGAATGACCTGCGTAGGCTACAGGTTGCTGGGTTCTACCGGGATATTGACCTAGGTGATCCAGTAGATATATTTGATGAAGTTGAGAAGAAGATAGCCGAGAAGCTGGGGTTCAGGGCGTCATCCGATGATCGCTACAAGATACTTGAGATGCACGTTGACCTTGATCTGCCGGGGTATGAGGACGAGGATGAAGATGGGGAGCCGACAGGGATTGCACTGCCGTACATCATCACTATTGCAAAAGGGTCAAACAACGCTGTACTAGCTATCAGACGCAACTGGAACCCGGACGACAAACTGAAGCAGAAGCGGAATCACTTTGTGCACTATTACTATATACCCGGGTTTGGGTTCTATGCCTTCGGTCTGATCCACTTGATTGGGGCGTTTGCTAAATCCAGCACATCATTGCTCCGCCAGTTAGTAGATGCAGGTACGTTGTCTAATCTTCCGGGTGGGTTCAAGACTAAGGGCCTACGTGTAAAGGGTGACGATACACCGATAGCTCCGGGCGAGTTCCGTGATGTAGACGTAGCGTCAGGCACCATGAAAGATAACATTATGACCCTGCCGTACAAGGAGCCAAGTCAGGTCCTGATGGGGTTGTTGAATCAGATCGTGGATGAAGGCCGTAGGTTCGCAAGTGCCGCAGATATGAAAGTATCTGACATGTCATCACAGTCTCCAGTAGGTACAACCCTAGCAATACTGGAAAGAACGCTTAAGGTGATGTCAGCAGTTCAGGCACGTATTCACTATTCGATGAAGCGGGAGTTCAAGCTCTTAAGAGATATTATTAGAGACTACACCCCTGATTCGTATGACTACGAGCCCGGTCAAGATAAGCGGATGGCGAAGCAAGCTGATTACGATATGTGCGACGTGATCCCGGTATCTGATCCTAACGCAGCAACAATGTCTCAGAAAGTAGTTCAGTACCAAGCCGCTATGCAGTTAGCTCAACAGGCCCCTCAGTTATATGACTTACCGCTACTACATCGTCAGATGTTGGCAGTTCTGGGTATAAAGCACGCTGAGAAGCTAGTAAAAATGGAAGAAGACCAGAAACCGGTTGATCCAGTATCTGAAAACATGGCGGTGCTCCAAGGCAAGCCGGTCAAGGCGTTCATATACCAAGACCACCAAGCACATATACAAGTACATACCGCTGCAATGCAAGATCCGATGATTATGCAGACTATGGGGCAAAACCCTATGGCGCAGTCGATTATGGCAGCAGCTCAAGCTCATATTGCACAACACACAGCGTTTGAGTACAGGAAGCAGATCGAAGAACAACTTGGTGTGCCTTACCCAGCACCAGACGATGAAATGAGTGAGGAGATGGAGCTACAAGTATCTCGCCTAGCCGCAGCCGCTGCTCAGAAGGTACTACAAAACAGTAAAGCTATGGCAGCACAACAACAAGCTCAGCAAGCACAACAAGATCCAATCGTGCAAATGCAGCAACAAGAGCTACAAATAAAGCAACAAGGAGTGCAGATTAGCCAGCAGGATCAGGCGCTAAAAGCACAGAAAGCAGCAGCAGATCAGGCAGCTAAAACTGAACAGTTACAGATTGAAAGAGATCGCATTGCTTCTCAAGAACGTATAGCGGGTCTACAACTAGGGGCTAAAGTAGGTGCTGAAAAGGCAAAACTTAAAGCCGCCCATGAACTAGAAGGGACTCGTATGGGCATTGATATGGGGCGTGAGCTCCTTAATAGGAACAATCCTAACAAAGAAAATAGGCAAAAAGGTAAATAATGAACGTACTAGAGCTTATTCTAGAAAAGCTAGACGACCAGAAAACTCGTACGGTTGACGATATAGCTACAGGGAACAGAAGTTTTGACGAGTACAAGTATAGCTGTGGTGTAGTAAGGGGTCTTCTCATTGCGGCTGAATTAATAAAAGACCTCGAAGAGCAAATGGAGAAATCTGATGACTGAAGGTGAGATTCTTATCGGCACAAACCCCGATAGTTTGGATTCAACCGTACTACCAGCAACACCGGAAGAGAAAGCAAAGCAGCTACCAGAACCAACAGGCTACCGTATACTATGTGCAATTCCTGAAGTTGAGGCTAAGTACAGTAATGGGCTGTTGAAGTCTGATGTTGCAATGCGACACGAAGAAGTACTAAGTACCGTATTCTTTGTAATGGCGTTGGGCCCTTCTTGTTATAAAGATCCGGCTAGATTTCCTTACAAACAAGACCCTGAGACTGGGGGAATGGTACCTGCTCCTTGGTGCAAAGTAGGTGATTTTATTCTAGCCAGACCAACTTCAGGTACTCGTTTGAAGATACATGGGCGCGAGTTTAGGATCATGAATGACGAT